AAGCAACCGCAACGCACCCGCTACGGTTGCTCAAAAGAAAGTCTACTTAGCTAGCAGCCTTTTCTTTCTTAGCAGCACCGTCATAGTCGGAAGCAGAAATGCCTCGACGAGTCAGCATAGTCTTAACACCGCGAGCAGTCTTGCCGATTGCCTCTGCGATCTCTTCAACAGTCATTCCAGATACATCACCGAGGTCTGCCAAGGGATCTTCCTTAGCTCCACCTTTGGTGTGCTCTTGACGTGGAATAGCGTCGATTTCACCTGAGCGAAGCAGGCTAAGAGCCTTACCACGAACAGAGTTTACAGAACGATCAAGAGCTTCTGCAATAGCTTCAACGAACGCACCGTCGTTTACCATAGCGATAAACGTAGCTTCCTCTTCAGGAGAGTAGGTACGAACAGTCTCAACCTTAGGAGCAGGCTTGACATGATCGGTTAATTCCATAGACAAAATCTTGCCCTGGATTGACTTCGCTGAAAAAGCGCCGTCTTCAAAATGCTCAGCAATTTGAGCATAGGTGTACTCACCACTGTTGTCAGAAACAAAAGCAGCAAGAGTAGCTTCTTGATCTTCGCTAAAAGCGCGCGAAGCTCGAGCAGAAGCCAGTTCTACATCATAACCCATCTTTCGCAATTTGCTAGAGACAGAACGAGTAGAAGTTTCGAGGTTGTCTGCTGCTTCTGCAACAGTATTTTGTGATACAGGCGTTTCGTCACCGACGAAAGCTGTTAGTTGAGCTGTACGCTCATCAGTCCACTTAGGAAGTGCCATATTTAGTTCTCCAAATAGGATTTTAAATCCGTAATAATTTTTATGCCAGAGTCTCTGGCCTGTTTAGTTTTTGACGATTCAATACCGCTTTCATTCACAAGAATCGTTACGTCTTTTGTAAGACTAGACTTTACTTCATAGCCCAGTCTCGACAAAGTTTCGTTTGCGTCAGCTTTCGTTTTGAAACTCTTCAAACGTCCACTAATGCAAACTACTCCTTTAGTTTCTACTTTTTCCACCGATGCAAATTTAAAATCAAAAGGTAAGTACCCATCGTAGAAAGTGTAGAACTCATCCATGAGCCAGGACATAAGATTCTCGGTCGCTTTTGGGCCTAATCCGGCACGCATACAAGTGTCTGTATTTATTTCACTAATATTTTTAACAGTCTCAGACAGCTTCTTCGTTGCCGTTTTTCCGATTAATGGAATACCAAAAGCAGGCAGCACTAAGTCAAGTGGGGCAGACTTTGAATTGTCTATCTCACTTTTCAACTTGAGTGCAATTTTTTCAGAACTTAAAGCTGAAGTCATATACTCTACGTCGAGAGTGTATACTTCATCGAAGTCTTGAATACCCAGCTTTTCTACAGCCGCAGGGCCTAAGCCCTTAATTTTCAGAGTTTTTGCAAAGTGCTCTATCTTCTTTTGCTTTTGAGCACCACAAACGGTACTCTTGCAATATAGAAGTTGATTCAGCCACTCCAGGTCTGACCCGCAGGACGGGCAGTCTGTAGGAGGCATGATCGCTCGCAGCATTTTGATTCTCCGAAAAAGTAAAATATATTATACGAAAAAGTGAGGTAAAAGTCAAGAACTATTTTTTCAAAGGTCAACACGTCGTAAAATTCGAGGGATAATTTCTCCACTACGAATAACTTCTACAGTGCAACCAATTTCCAGTTCTAAGGAGCGAATGTACTCAATGTTGTGTAGAGTAGCTCGGCCCACAAGAGCGCCTTCCACTTCGACAGGATCAAGTATGGCTACTGGGCTGACTACCCCAGATTTACCAACTTGCCACACAACATCGAGCAATTCTGTATACATACCCTCCTTCTGCTCTTTGAGAGCAAAAGCGCCACGAGGATGGTGGGCTGTATGTCCCAGTTTATTGAAGGAATTAGTACAGTCTATACGATATACAATACCATCCGTAGGATAGTTACTGTAGTCGAAGGTATCTACTGTGTTAAATCCTTCCTGGGCCAAGAAAGAAAGTGTCTCAGTATATGTAGAGTGACGAACACCCTGCATATCATAGGCCACAAAAGTCAGTGGTCGAGTACGAAACTCGGCCAGATCCTTGAGATTAAGTGACCCCGCTGCGACATTTCTCGCATTGGTGACGTTCGAGGGACAAACTACTTCACCAGTAATCTGTACTTCTCCCTTCAAGGGAATAGTACGAGGAACTAATGTTTCGAGTTTGTCGGTAATCTCTCGGCCAAGATTACCATCCCCACGAGTCAATCCAAGTGCCAAGTGACCATTTACATATAGTAAAGACACTGCGGCACCGTCTAACTTAGGGCTAACTACATAGTCCATTAAGTTAGTGGGAGCTTCTGCAAGATTGAAAAACTTTTGTAAAGAGTACATACGATACATATGTGGAACCCCATCAGTTACCTGATAGCCCACTTGATCGTAGTTATACTTTTTTACTAACGCATCAAACTCACTGTCGGATATTATAGGATAACCCGAGAAGTAAGCAATACTCGCTTTTTCAAGAAAATCACGCATAGTATCTCCCAAATTTGAAAGAATATTATACTAAAATTTTAGGTAATTGTCAAGAACTATTTTAAGTAAAGGTTATTTATTAGGTCCTGGAACTGTTCTTCTATTATCTCTTTGCTCTCGGCTAAAGATAGTATTTCAGTTAGACCAACAAATAGTTCCCTAGAGTTGTTGAAGTCTAGTGGCATGGCTACTCCTTCTGGTGTAGGTTTCCATTCTTCGTTAAAATCTAAATAGTATTTACGAAGATGCAAATATTCGACACCTCTAAAGGCACTTACAGTTAGCCGTACTTGTACTTCTTTGTCTTCATCGTAATGAATGACTTTTTCATACATTTCGGGGGCTTCATGTAGTAACATACATACTACCTCTCATTCTGTAAAACGGAAGCAAGAGGTATTACACTAGTAACATTCTCTGGTTTTAGTAGACGATAAGAATCAGTATCCCAGCAAAATAATAGCAAAGTGCTATCAGATTCTTTGGCTCTGTTCTTCTTGTCTTGTATATACGGAGTGGAAAAATCCAGGGTACATACATTATACTTTAACTTATTTGAGTTTTCACTCCGATAAGTAATTATTGCGTCACCGCAATCCTTTACAAGGTCTGCTAGATCTTCTTTTTTCACAAGTACTCCTTAGGTAGCAGGTCAGTAAAATTTTTTACTTTGCCGAACTCTAAGGTTCTTTTTCCAGATAGCAGAAAACCACTCTCCGCTAAGAGAGTGGTTTAAGTAAAAATTAATTAGTTACTGGTTACGTTACCAATAACTCCAGTAAAGTATTGAGCCGCTTTACCAGTTAGTTTTGAAACTACGTCTTCGTCTACTTCTTGTCCAGCGTCTGAGAGTGCAGCAATCAATGCTTCTTGAGCAGCAGCTTTTGATACTCGACCGCCTCCAGTACCGCCAGCAGCTTTAGTAGCTCCACCGGCTGCAGGGGTTTTCTTAACGTATACGCCAGCTTTGGTAAGAATCATACGAACGCCATTTGGAGATTCTTCTAGGTCTTCTGCAATTGCTTTGACAATCTCCATGCTAGTTTCGGGGGTAGGCTCTTGCTCTTCATACATTGATACTGCCTGAGCCTTCTTGTCGTCATCCCATGCCATTCTTCGTTTCCTCTTTGGTTGTTTTGAACCTGGGCAAGTACCCAAGCGGTTAAGTTGTTGTTGATAAAATCGGTCGCCCATTGGTTCCCTCACTTTTGAAATTATATTATACTTCAATATAAGGAAGTTGTCAAGAAATATTTTTATAAACGTGAGAAGTCAACTCCGTATTTTTCTAAATGCTCTAAGGAACCCAGGTCATACGCTAGAGAACTTGCAAAGAATCCTCCAGTCTCAATACCACTAATCCAGAACTCTCTGTCAGTGTCGAAAGGCTCTCTTACCCATATTGTATAGCATTTTGCACCATACTTCTTTTCATAGTTTGTATCTTTGAAACCAGCACTTTCTGCCTGATAGTGTACTGAAAGCTCTTGACAAATTTCTGCAGGAGCATGATGCCTAGCAGACCATACAATTTGTCCAACTTTGAAATCTTCTGCTATACACTCTTCAGGTAGGTATCCTACTTCAGTCCGTTCTTCTTTAGATACGCCTCGACTAGGGATACCGACTCTTTCCACAATGGATTTGACAAATCCGGAGGATCTGTATAAAGACTTGGCGATGGCTGCAATTGAATCCCCCGATAAGTAATCTCGAATGACCTCTGCGATTTCCATTTCGCTGGCGCCTTTACCTCTATTTTGAGATTTTCGTAGTTGTACATATGCGGTTCTTTCATCATAGTCCTCTATAATCTTAGAGAGTCTCGCTGTATTGTACGAAATATTCAGGATTCCGCAAGCCTCTTTCTTTGTTATCGCCTTCGATCCGTCCGAAGGGTTTAGAAGGTCTTTCACTTTCTGTACGTTCTCGGGGCTTAGGTTCTCGTAGTCTCTCTTCTTGACCATTCTCAATCCTCTCTATTTCTCTGTTAATATACCACACAGCTTTCTTTAAGTCTTCTACTTCATTCTGTTTAAGTCCTGCTCGCCATATATACTTTGTAGCGTTACCCAGGCAGAAGTTCAT